GCGCCGTCGGGTGCACGAGTTCGCCGCACTCGTCGCAGACCTTCACGGGTGGCTCGCCGTCGCCCTCGCCAGCCTTGTCCGGCGGCTGCACGGCGGTGATGGGGCCGTGCGTTGCGACGACGCCAGCGAAGTCGAGCACGAGGCAGTGATCGGTGTGCGCCTTCGGCCTGAGCCCTCGCCCCGCCATCTGCACGTAGAGGCTCGGCGAGAGCGTCGGGCGAAGCATCGCGATCAGGTCGATGTTCGGTGCGTCGAACCCCGTCGTGAGGACGTTTGCGTTCGTGAGGGCGCGCAGCTCTCCGCGCTTAAACGCCGCTAGGATGCGCTGACGCTCGGCCTTCGGTGTCTCGCCTGTCACGCACGCAGCGGCGACGCCTTCGGCCTGTAGTGCGTCGCAAACGTGCTTCGCGTGCTCGACGCCGCAGCAGAAGAAGAGCCAGCTCTTTCGGTCGCCTGCGAGCGCGAGAACCTCGCGCACGACGGCGGCGTTCTTGTCGGCGGTGTCGACCGCCGCTTGCAGTTCGGATTCGATGTACTCGCCGCCGCGCTTGTGCACGCCCGCCGTGTCGAGCTTCGCCTGCGTGACCTTCGAGCGCAGCGGGGCCAGGTGGCGCTTGTGCACGAGTTCCTCGATGCTCACCGGCTCGATGAGGTCGGCGAAGAGCGCAGGCTCGTCGGTGATGAGGCCGTGCCCGAGACGGTACGGCGTCGCGGTGAGACCGACGACGCGGAGCGCAGGGTTGATGCGCACGAGGTCGGCGATGAAGGTGCGGTATCCGCCCTCATCCTTGTGGCTGACGAGATGGCACTCGTCGATGATGACGAGATCAACGTGACCGACCTCGGCGGCGCGCTTTCGAATCGACTGGATGCCCGCAAAGGTGATGGGCTCGCCGAGTTCCTTCCGTCCGATGCTCGCCGAGTAGATGCCCATGGGGGCGCCTGGCCAGTGCTGACGCATCTTCTCGGCGTTCTGCTCGATGAGTTCCTTGACGTGCGTGAGCATGAGCACGCGCGTCTCCGGCCAGCTCGTGAGCGCGTCGCGGCAAAGCGCGGCGACGATGTGCGATTTGCCCGCGCCCGTCGGAAGCACGAGGCACGGGTGCCCGCTCGGGTGCGACTCGAACCAGGAGTAGAGCTGGTTGATGGCGCGTTGTTGGTACTCGCGGAGAGTGACGCTCACGCGAGAATCCTTCCGCCAAACTTCGTGCGCAGCCGCACCACGTCAGGGTCGACGCACGCGCTGGGATTCGCGACGATCTCGGCCGAGCTGAAGCCGCCGGGGCCGTTGACGACTTCTGCGCCGTCGATGCGGAAGACGATCGCCCAGTCCCGCACGCCTACGAACTCGAATGGCACGAGATCGAAGTGCAGCGCGTGGCAGTCATGGGCCTCGCGTTGCCAGTCCGTCGGGATGACGTTCTCGCCATGCTTTGCGCAGGTCCAAACGCTTTCCGGCGTGGCGGTCGAGTGCGCGCAGGTTCGGCAGTTGATCTCCTTGACGACCTTCGAGCCGTGGCAGAGGTCGTGCGCACTACACCACTTGCATTCGTACCACGTCGGGTCAGTCGAGATCGGCGGCGGCATCTCGTCGGCGAGGGCGATGCGCTGTCCGCGCTCGATGGCTCGCTCTGCGTGCTCGCGGTCGTAGCGCACGCGCTCGGTGTAGAGCCTGTCATCGTCCTTGCAGACTGCAACGTAGAGCGCCCGGTCGACGCCGGTGCCGCGCATGTACACTTGCATCTGCGTGAAGTGCTTCGGTTGCGACTTCTCGACGCCCTCTTTCTCGACCGAGTCGAACGACTTGCGAGCGTGCGTCTTGATCTCCAAGACGTGCGCAGCCTTCGGGGCATCTGGCACGCCTGCGGCGATGATGCCGTCGATGGACCCGCTGACGTGCGAGCCGAACTCCACGCGCGTCTGGTCGGATCCCGTCGCGCGCACCTTCATGCCGATGGCGCGCAGGTCTTCGACGACCGTCTCCTCCTCGCGGTGCCCGCGGCGGAACACGCGCAGGATGCGGCCTGGAAACTGCTCGCGCACGGCCCAGCGGAACGAGAGCCAGAGCTTACGCTCGCACTTTTCGCCGAGCGTCGAGGCGCCCATGTGCGGACGAAAGCACTCCTTGTGCGATGCGCGCTTCGCTTCGTGCGCCGCGTCGATGAGGGCGGCAATGGTGTTCTGGGGTTCGGGGATCTTCATCTCTGCCTTCCTGTGCTATTCAAAACGGCGAGGGACGCGGGCGAACGCCTTCCGTCCGCGCCCCTCACCTTGTTCGCGCTACTGCGCGGCGTGCGTCACTTCGCCCAGGGCGGCTTCGGCGCGGCCTTCGGCGCGGCAGCAGCCTTTGCGGGTGCAGGCGGCGCGGAGCCTTCGAGGGCCTTGTGCGCCTGCACCTCGTTGGACGCCTCGTAACCGTTGGCGGCGTCGCGCACCTTCAGCTTGACGCTGACGTTGCAGCCGAGGAGCTGGTCGGTGTCGTTGACACGCGCGAGCCCGACGCAGCGGCAGAGCTCCGCGAGCTGCTCGCGCCCGATGCTCTCGGCCTTCGGGTTCTCGTTCCTGACGTTGTAGTTCGACCAGACCTTGCGGCCTGCGCCGGACGGCCCCGAGATCGTGTACTCGACGCGCAAGTATTGCCCGGTGCCGCTCTTGGTCTGCTTGACCTCCGCGCCGGTGACGCTGGCGGTGTACCAGCCGGGGGCGAGCACCTCGAAAGACTTCTCGGTGGCGGGAACGTCGGACGGGTTGAAGTCGAATGATGCCATGATTCAGGATTCTTTCTTGATGGGTGCAGTGATGGAAAACGACGGCCGTCCGGGCGTCGTCGTGATTGCGCCGAGAAGCGGCGCGGTGATGGTCGGCGCTGCGCTCTTCCAAGCTGCGGCGTTGATGTCGGCGCTCCAGCGAAAGAGCGAGCCGAGGTGCTCGGAGAGGCCGTGCTCGGCGGCGAGTTCCTGAAGGCGCTCGGCGTCAACCTTGCGGTTCATGCGGCCGACGACCTTGATCGCGTAGCCTTGCTCGGTCTTGGCGTTGGTCGTGCCTTCCTTGCCTTCGTCGAGCGCGAGCAGCTCCACGAGGCGGTCTTCGATGGTACGGCGATGCGCCACCGCGTTCGCCTCTTCGGCCTTGGCGATGCACCATTGGTGCGCGAGGTCGTCGAGTTCGCGACTCACTGCTCACCGCCGATCTGCCGCGTGCTGGTGTTTCCTTCGTGGTCTTCGCCGGCCTCAATTCCGGGGACGAAACACATCGTCATCGCCTTGTATATGTGCATCCGCTCGCGGAAAATCGCGCCACTTGCGATGTTCATGACGTGCGTTTCTCCAAATTCGTCGTGAGTTCGATCGGCGGCATAAAACAACGTCCAGACATCTCGTTCAAACGCTTGGAACTCGTTCACGATGCACCCCCGATCTTGCGGATGACCGCGCCAAGGTCCGGCGCCTCCCACGCGTCGAGGCGCCCCGAGCGGTCCTTCGCCGTCCAGAGGCCGTCCGGGTGCGCCATGAGCGCGCGTTGCGGCACGCCGTCGGCGTCCTTCTCGACTCGGAGTGCGAGCACCTCGTCGAAGAAGTAGGGCAGCTGCTGGCCGGTCTTGTTGCCGGGCATCGACGGCGCGTAGAAGACCTTGCCCATCTCGTCGGTGGACTTCTCCAGCTTCGCGGACATGTAGACGTGCCGGCCTGGCAGGTCGCGGAAGGCGCGGATGAGGTCTGTCATCTGCTCCTGCATGGCCCCGTAGGCCTGGCGCGGGTCTTTGGCGATCTTCTTTTCGTAGTTCAGCACGACCTCGGCGATCTCCGAGATGCTGTCGACGGCGACCGACTCGAAGCCGCGCGCCTCGTCAGAGCCTGCAAGCCACTCGTACGCCTCGCGCAGCGTCGCCATGCTCGACACTTCGACGTACGGCAGGTCTTCGCCGACGAGCGAGAGGAGACCGGCCTCCGCGCTGATGATGATGGGGTTCGGGAGCGTGCGGATAAGGCTCGTCTTGCCTGCGCCAGCCGCGCCGAAGACGAGGAGCTTGACCCCGTTCGCGTGCGCTTCGCGGGTGCGTTTGATGCTGATTGCCATTCGATTGTCCTTGCTCCGACTGGTCCGGTGATTCGGGTTTGTCGGGGTGCGCAGGCGGGGCATCGAGCCCCGCATTTCCCTCATGGGCTGCGCAAAAAAGGAGGGTCACTCCTTTGCGGTCTCCTTGAGCCGCTTAATTTCTTCACGTGCCCTCAAAAGGTCGTGAAGCAAGTCCATCACAACCCACGTGCGTGGATCGTCTGGGTTGGCGTTCCACTTGAGTTCAAGGGCGGTGAGGTCGTTGTCGTCAAAGTTCATGGTCGTCTCGTTCTCGCCTCGGTCCGGTCATTCGGGTTGAGGCAGAGCCCCGCCAACGCATCGAGCGTTGCGCGCCCTCATGGGGCGGGGCTGGGGTGGCGGTCAGCGCCCGCCGCGGTCGAACTTGATGCCGAGCGCCGAGCATTCCGCATCAACCGCATCGTAAAACGCCTTCATAAGCTCAGCGATATTGGAATCGTCCTTGCGGTTCGCGACCGCCTCACTCGCGGCGCGGCGCGCATCACGAGCGGAAGCGATGGCGGCAACGCGGACGGGGAAGAGTTCGGCGGGAGCGGCTGCGAGCATCATGGTTCGGTCTTTCTTCGCCTCGGTCGGGTAATTCCGTTTGGGCGATGTGTTGTTTCTACGCGAGTGCGTTCCCGTTGTCGAAGACAATCGACATCGACGTGCGTTTTTTATTTCTTGCGCTGTAGACTACGAACAGTGGTAGGATGCGCCGCAGGAGGCTCGAACCATGTTGACGCTCGAAGAAATCAAGGAACGGCTCGCTGATCGGCGGCTCGACATCGTGGCCGAGGCGACGGGGCTGCACGTCAACTCGATCGCGCGCATCCGAAACGGGGTGAACGCGAACCCGAAGCACGCGACGCTGGTGGCGCTGAGCGCCTATCTGGAGGCGCGACCATGAACGCAGACGAAAAGCAGGCGCGCGCCATCATCGGAGACTGGCTGTTCGAGCGCATCGTGCGTGTCGAGGATCGCGCGCACGCCATCCGAGCGGCAGAGGTGCGCCTCTACGCCGAGCAGCACCAGGCGCGGGCGTTCTGGGGGCTGGCGAAGGCGGTGGCCAAGTGACCCCGCTCGATGCGGCGCTCGCCTATGCCTCGTGGGGCTGGCCAGTCCTTCCCATCGTGCCGAACGGGAAGCTCCCGGCGACGCAACACGGCGTAAACGACGCGACGACGGACGAGGCGACCATTCGTCGATGGTTCGAGGGCCACGACGACCGGAACGTGGGCATCGCCTGCGGCGCGGCCTCGGGGCTCGTGGTGTTCGACATCGACCCGCGCAACGGTGGCGACGACTCGTGGAGCGCGTGGACCGACGAGCGAGGCGCGCAGCCTGACGGCGCGGTGCAGCTCACCGCAGGAGGTGGTCAGCACTACCTCGCCGCGTACGTCGAGGGCGTCCGCTCCTGCAAGCTGCGCGACGGCATCGACCTTCTCTCCGATGGCCGTTACTTCGTCGCGTTCCCGAGCCGCATCGAAGGGCGAGAGTACCGATGGGAGCTCAGCTCTGACCCGTTCGACGGCGTGGCGCCGATGGGCGTCCCGCAGCGCTGGCTCGAAGGCATCGAGGCGAAGCGGCGACAGCCGGTCGCGCTCACCGGCGACGGCTCGCTCATCACGGGCAACAGGAACAACGGCCTGCACTCCCTCGCAGGCGTGATGCGCCGCTACGGCATGGGTGAGCCGGAGATTCTCGCCGCGCTCAGCGTCACGAACGAAACGCGGTGCGACGTGCCGCTCCCGGCCTCGGAGCTTCGGCAGCTCGTGCACTCGGCGGCACGCTACGAGGTCGAGCACGACGTGGCCGCGAACGCTGCGCTCGGG